GTAATTTCGGGAAAAAGATTATGACGCTCAATGTAAAGTGCAGGAAATGCGGGACATCCGTTGCCCTGAAAACAGCATGGAACACGAACGCATACATTGAAGCGGTTGAGGCATGGAACAGGAGTGTAAACCATGCATGAGGAGGAAAGTTGATGCAGGATTGCTGTTTTACATGCAAAAATCTGGAATACAGAAAGAACTACGTTTATCCGTACCGGTGCTTGAAGCACAAAGCAGAACGGTTCTCGGAGAAGGAATTTGAACGGATGTACTTTTCCGGAGAGGAATGCAAAGACTTTGAACAAAGGAGGTGGCCTGATGGGCACAATTCTGGCGATTGATCCGGGGAATATGAAATCCGGCTATGTAATTGTAGAGCATGATGGAGAAGAAATTCGCCGCGTGCTGGAGGTCGGGAAGATCGAGAACAATGTGCTGCTGCCGCTGATCGCGCAGAAGCTTTACGGGAACGGCTACGACGTGGCAATCGAGATGATCGCGGGCATGGGCATGACGGTAGGCCAAGAGGTTTTCGATACCTGCGTCTGGATCGGGCGGTTCTGGCAGACGATATTGTGGCAGACTGGATATGGGCCGACGCGGATATTCCGCCGGGAAGAAAAGCTGGATCTGTGCGGTTCGCTATCTGCCAAAGATGCAAACATCCGTCAAGCCCTCGTTGACCGCTACGCGCCCGGCCAGCCGAATTTCGGCAAGGGCACGAAGAAGAATCCCGGTTTCTTTTACGGCTTCTCTGCGGATATGTGGGCGGCGATGGCGGTAGCCGTGACGTATTTCGATAAGTACATCAAGGGGGTAAAGCTTTGAACAAGACGCAGCGCAAGCCGCCGAGGCCGCCGATGCAGCTGACGTGCGATGCCTGCGGGAAGACGTTTATGCGCGCACCGTCGAAGTACAAGGCAAAATACAATTTTTGCAGCGAGGCGTGCGCATGGACGGCACATAGAGAAGCTGTGATGGGCCGGGCGGAGCGCGTGCGGATCCTGATCACGTGCTCAATCCCGGTATACCCGGAAATGCGGCCTGTCTGCGGGCGGGTGTATCCCGCCGAGAAATACAAATACAGGACAAACCGGACGGGCTATGTCGTCGAGGTGGGCGGCAAGCGGGTTTGCGTGAGGGTGGACGAATGCAGGGAGATTTAAGAATCAGCCCATATTCCGCTCCGTGCGGAAGCTGCCCCGAGAAAGGCTGCGGGGCAAAGCATACGACCTGCGAGGCGTACATAGCGTTCCGCAAAAAGGCGGACAAGTACAAGCGCGATAAGCAGAAGGCAATGGCGCGCAACGCCTCTACACGGGGCTGTATGCGGACGCTGCACGATGCGAACCGCGCAAAGCGCGAAGGGAGGCAACATTACTGATGAGCACGCCGCGATACGGCTGGTGGGCCTATGCAAAATGGATGATCCGCAGCTATAAGGGCGGCGGGCTGATGACGAAGGCCGAGCGCGCTGCCGTTGCGGATGCAATCGCGGAGACGGAACAGCTCGTTGACGGCGCGGAGCGACTCCGGCTCATAGATTTGGTTCTTTGGAAGCGAACGCATACCCTGCAGGGCGCTGCAATGGCGGTTTATGTATCCGAACGCACCGCACAGGAATGGCACAGGCAATTTATTCGCCTTGTGGGGCAAAAAAGAGGGCTTTTATGAAAAAGTCTGCGTCCCAGAGCCAAATTTAACATTTACTATAAGGGCGTAGAGATCAACTCTACGCCCTTCTTCATCGGCACCGCAGCGTTCTGCGGAAACCTCCTCCTCCTGTTCTCGTGTTCTCCGGTGTGAATAAATATATTTATTCACACACGGAGACACGAGAACGAAAGAATGAGGCAGAAAGGAGCGGCTATGGCGAGTTTGCGCGCCCTTGCACACAAGCTGCAAACAGCGCTCTTGTACCACGGAATCAAAATAAAAATCAATCAAATGCAGACCTATTCCGCGAAAAATGACAGGATGGTGACGAAATACATGGTTTACGAATATCGACCTGATGAAAAGCCGAAGAACGTCACTCTGCTGGAAACGTACCAGATTGCGGATGTGGTGAAACTGCTGGCCGGACTTTACAGCGATGGCGGATGAAAAACTTACGCCGAAGCAGAGACGATTCTGCGAAGAATATTTAAAATCCGGCAATGCCACAGAAGCGGCGAAAAAGGCCGGGTACAAAGAAACATCATGCAGAGTGATTGCGGCAGAAAACCTATCAAAACCAGCTATTTCTGCGTATATAAAGCGCAGGCTGGACGAACAAGAGGCTGCGCAGGTCGCTGACGCAAACGAGGTGCTGCAGTTTTATTCTGCTGTTATGCGCGGAGAGGTAAAGGATCAATTTGGAATGGACGCTTCGCTTTCTGACCGCCTGAAGGCCGCAGACAGTCTGTCGAAACGTCTTGCTGCGGCAGAACTTAAGCCAAACGCGAAAGATGCGGTGCGGGTGATTATCGATGTCTGATGTTCGGTTGTCCGAAAAAATCGGCCCTGCCTTTTATATCGTGGCGCGTGACGTATTCCAGCACGGCCATACACACTACGACGAGAGCGGTGGGCGCGGCTCCCTGAAATCCTCGTTCGTGTCCATCATTGTCCCAACCCTGCTGATGCAGGAGGAAAACAAAAACTGCCATGCGTTGGTGCTTCGCAAGGTTGCAAATACGATACGCGATAGCGTTTATGCGCAGTATGTCTGGGCAATTGGAGAACTCGGCGCGGCGGAATATTGGGAAGCAAAGGTTTCCCCGATGGAGCTGATTTATAAACCTACAGGGCAGAAGATCATGTTCCGGGGTGCGGACGACCCGATGAAGATTAAATCCATCAAGGTTCCGTTTGGATATATTGCCGTGACGCACTTTGAGGAAAAAGACCAGTTCGCGGGGCGCGCGGAAATACGAACGATCTTACAGTCTACAATGCGCGGCGGCTCTAAGTTCTGGAACTTTGAAAGCTATAACCCGCCGATCAGCCGCGATAACTGGGCAAACAAGGACAGCTTAGAGGAACGGGCCGACCGGCTGTGTCACAAGTCCACGTATCTGCAAGCGCCGCCTGAATGGCTGGGAGAACAGTTTCTTGCAGAAGCGGAACACCTGAAAGAGACAGATGAGCGCGCGTATCAGCATGAGTATCTCGGTATCCCGGTAGGAACCGGCGGAAACGTGTTTGACAGGATCGAGCTGCGGGAGATCACAGACGAAGAAGTCAAAGGCTTTGACCGAATCTATCAGGGAGTGGACTTTGGCTGGTTCCCAGACCCGTTTGCTTTTATACGGCTGCATTATGATCGGGCGAGAGAGACGATATATCTGTTAGACGAGATTTATCAAAATAAACTATCCAACGAGCAGAGTGCGACGATAATCAAACAGCGCGGATATGGCAATGTGCGTGTCATCTGTGACAGCGCGGAGCCAAAGAGCGTGGCTGACCTCCGGGCAATGGGATTGCCTGCGTATGAGGCTGTCAAGGGGCCCGGCTCGGTCGAATACGGTATGAAGTTCTTGCAGAGAAGAACGATTGTCATTGATAGAAAACGGACGCCACATGCCTACGATGAGTTCGTGGGCTACGAATATGAAAGAAACAAAGACGGCGATATAATCAGCGGATACCCAGACGCAAACAATCATTTGATTGATGCGACGCGGTACGCCTTAGAGCCTGTGAGCCGTAGAATGGGAGTTATTGCATGACGGTTATCGATAAATTAAAGGAACTCGGGTATACGACAATCCCAGAGGAATTCTATACATATGTGTCCCTTTGGAAGTCGTGGTACGTCGGCAAAGTCAAGGGGTTTCATCAATACCGGCGATATAACGGACATAAGTGGACAAAGTGCAACCGTGCAAGCCTCGGCATGGCGAAAAAGGTTTGTGAGGACTGGGCGAACCTCTTGATGAACGAGAAAGTCCAGATCACACTTGAGGGGCCGAAAGAACAGGCGTTCGTTGATAGCGTCCTGACGGGGAACAACTTCACGGTCAAGGCGAACGAAATGCAGGAAATGAAATCTGCACTCGGAACTGTAGCGTATATCCCTCGTGTGGTCGGCCAAGCGGTCAACGAGAGCGGAGAGACCGTTCCGGGCGATGTTTCCGGTATCGCTCTTGACTATGTGACCATTGAGCACATTTTTCCGCTGGCTTGGCAGAATGGCTTTATTTCAGAGTGTGCTTTTGACAGCGTGGTCACACGGGATGGAAAAAACTATCTGTATTTGCAGATTCACCGGAAAGACGAAAACGGACTTTACGTCATCGAGAACAGCATTTACCGATACGAAAACGAAACGCTTGCCGACGCACTGCTCACCGATGTTCCGGGCTTTGAGCGAATTCCCCCTGTGGTACATACGGGAAGCGATAAGAGGCAGTTCGTCATCGACAGACCGAACATCGCAAACAATCTTGACTACCTGCTTCCGGTTGGTATCCCTGTGTATGCAAATGCAATCGACGTTCTGCGCGGCGTTGACTGTGCCTATGACTGCTACGTCAACGAGTTTGAAAACGGCCCGATGATGATGATGGTCAAAATGCCCGCCACAAGGTGGGAAGATGATGAACCGACGCTTGATGACAATGACCGGCGTTTCTATCTGCTTCCGGAGGATACGCAGCAAGGGAACGTTGTAGAGACAATTTCTCCGACGCTGAGAACCGAGCAGCTGAATGTAGGACTTCAAGACCAACTGAATGTACTGTCCAGTAAGTGCGGCTTCGGCGAGACCTATTACCGTTTCGACGGCGGCAGCGTCGCGACAGCAACGCAAGTTATCAGCGAAAACTCCACCATGTTCCGCACCATTAAGAAACATGAAATTGTGCTGGAACAAGCGCTAGTGGAGCTGTGCCGCATTCTGCTTCGGTTGGGGAACACGGCTATGAACGCCGGGCTGAATGAAGACGTGGAAATCTCTATAGATTTTGATGACAGCATCATAGAGGATAAAGCTACTGATTTCTCCCGCGATATGCAGCTTCTCAGCGCAGGCATCATGAACGACTGGGAGTTCCGCATGCGCTGGATGAATGAGGACGAGGCGACAGCAAAGGCGGCGTTGCCGAAGATGCAAGAAATGACAACCGAAGGACAAGAGGAGGTAGAGTAATGGGAGGCAGAGGTGGAAAAGGCGGCGTAGCGTCTGTGTCCGCACCGAAGAAAGCCGGAAACATTAAGGGCCTTTTGGAGAATATGAAATCTCTTGATAACTATGGCTCTGAAAAGCTGCAAAAAGAGGACATGGCGAAAAAGCTGCCAACAAACGGAGATAAAGTGCAAAATTCCTATATCGACTATGTAAAAAAGCAGACTGGTATTGACTTAACTACGGCGAGAGATACTTACTTTGACAACCGCAAGGGATTCAATATCGATACAAGGAAATTAAGCCCGTCTGCTTTGTCCACAATCAAGAGATTGGCACAAACATACCCCGGCGGCTATGAAGTTCGTTTCTCTGCCAATGGTGCTACTCGGCTTTATATTGCCGTTGAGCGCAAAAAGAGAAAGTAATGGTCGGACACGGAGCAAGCAGCGGAATGAGCGTGAAGCGTTATGATTAACTTTGAAAATCTCGACAAGTTCACATTCCTCGGCGTGGGCAAGTACGATATTCCACAAATCGAGCCGGTCAAGGCATATCCCGCAGGCGAATTTATCCCCGTGAATTACCATTACACCGCGAAAGACACGAAAAGCAAGATCGTGCATTTCTTCGTGGACGATTATCAATTCATCCGGTATTGGAACACGCCTGACAAATACGTTCCGAAACTGTCGCAGTTTGCGGCAGTGTGTGCGCCGGACTTTTCTACCTACACGGATATGCCGCTGGCGATGCAGATATACAACCACTACCGCAAGCACTGGCTGGCGGCATACTGGCAGCTGCACGGAATGACGGTTTATCCGACTATCTCATGGAGCGATGAGAGGAGCTATGATTGGCGCTTCGATGGCGAGCCTGTCGGCGGCATAGTAGCGGTTTCTTCGGTTGGGACGCAGGCAAACAAGGATAGCAAACGCCTGTTCCTGCGCGGCTACGAGGAAATGATGAAGCGGCTATCTCCGGAATGGGTGATATTTTACGGCAGAGTACCGGAAGAATGCGACTGGAACGTGATACGGGTAAAACCGCATTACGATGATATTGTGAAACGGAGGAAAGCAAATGAAATATCCGTTTCATCCGGAAGTCCTTGACGCGCTGCCGGAAGAACTGGCAGAACTGTTCCGAGGATTGGAAGATACGCTTCTCGATGAAATATGCAGTAGGCTTGCGCTGAAAGACCAGCTGAACGAAGTGACTGTTCAGGCAATCAGAGCGCTTCGTTCGCATGGTATCGGCACGAAGGAGATTGAAAAAGCAATCCGCAAGACCTCTGGAATTAGCGAGAAGAAGCTCAAGGAGCTTTTCGGTGACGTTATTGCCAGAAACCAGAAGTATTTCACATCGGTTATCGACATGGCAGGGCTGACACAGCCTGATATTCTGGTGAACGCTGCGACAATCGAAGCAATCAGAGCGCAGACGCTTGACGAATTTCATAACATCACACAGTCTATGGGATTCTTGGTGGACAAAGGCAGGACGATGCTCCCGCCTGCGCGTGCATATCAGTGGGCGTTGGATTCTGCTGTTATGCAGATTCAGAGTGGGGCAATCAGCTACAATCAGGCGATCAAGTCTGCTGTTCAGCAGCTTGCAAGCGGTCTGAAAGTTGTGAATTACGAAAGCGGACACGTTGACCACATCGACGTTTCTGTTCGGAGAGCTGTCATGACCGGCGTGAATCAGATCTGCGACCAGTACACGAACCAAAGCGCAGAGTACCTTGATACGAGATACTTTGAAGTGTCTGCGCACTCTGGGGCGCGTGACAAGCCGGGTGCTTCGCCGTGGTCAAGCCACAAGGACTGGCAAGGAAAAGTCTATTACCAGAGTGAAAGCGGAGAACCTGACCCGCTGGGGCTTTACGATGACCTTGTGGAAACGACCGGTTACGGATATGTTGACGGTCTGACAGGCGCAAACTGTAGGCATCACAAATACCCGTTTATTCCGGGAGTTTCGGAGCGAACTTACACAGACGAACAGCTTGAGCATATCGATGATAGTCTTGGCTGCACGTTTGACGGAAAGACTTACACAGCCTATGAAGCGACGCAGATGCAACGCCGAATAGAACGGCAAATCCGCGCGCAGAAGAAGCTTAGAAACGCATACAAAGAAGCTGGGCTTTCCGAAGACGCGACCGCCGCAAACATAAAGCTTCGGAGGCTGAACGCAGAATATAGCAGGTTCTGCAAGGCGGCGGGGCTGCCGGAGCAGCGAGAAAGGACAAAGGTATATGGACTGGGATGAAGTAAAAAAAGCAGCAGAAGCCATTTCCAAATTGGCTCTTCTTATTTATCAATACTGACCGACAGGTCGTTAAACAAGGAGATTTTTATGTCAGAAGAACCTAACGTGCAGGGCACGGGAATCACTGCTCCTGAGCAGGAAAAGACGTTCACGCAGGCCGATGTTGACAAGATGATTCAGACGCGGCTTGACCGAGAACGGAGAAAGTACCCCAGCGAGGAAGAAATCACCGCATACCGGACATGGAAAGACAGCCAGCAGACCGAACAGGAACGGCAGGCAAAACAGGCGAAAGACCTTGCAGACAGCAAGGCGGCACTGACTGCATTGCAGGCTGAAGCCGAACAGCTCAAGCGGGACAAATACGTCCTGAGCAAAGGCCTGACCGGCGAGGACGCTGAGTTTATCGCGTTCAAGGCCTCGAAGATGGTCAACGACAAGACCACGTTTGAACAGGCTGTCGATGAGCTTACAGCGAATCGCAAGAAGGCGACGTTCGACTGGACAGCACCGGCAGGCGGTGGAACCAAAGAAACAAACATGAACAGCACGATGAACGCCCTGATTCGGGGCGCTCTGAAATAACGAAGGGAGAATCATATGCCGAATATTATTGACAGAAATGCACTTTCCGGTCTTATTCCGGAACCTGTAACCCGCGAGATCATGCAGGGCGCTATCGCGGAATCCGCAGTCCTGCGCATGGGCAAGCGACTGGCGAATATGTCCAGCAAGACGCAGACCATCAACGTCCTCGACGCGCTTCCCTCTGCGTACTTCGTCAACGGCGAAGCAACCGGCACCGGCGCTGGTGAAGCTTTCAAGCAGACTACGAAGATGGCGTGGGACAAGAAGAAAATCTATGCCGAGGAAATCGCGGTTATCGTCCCCATCCCCGAAGCAGCACTGGATGACGCAGATTATGACATCTGGGGCGAGGTAAGACCTAGACTGACCGAGGCTTTCGGCAAGGTAATTGACGCTGCCATCCTGTTTGGCACGAACAAGCCCACCACGTGGCGAGATGGCGTTGTGCCCTCTGCCATCGCTGCCGGTAACGGCGTACCCGTCGGCACAAGCGTCTTTGACGACATCATGGGCGAGAACGGCCTGATCGCGAAGGTCGAGCTTGACGGCTTCAATCCGAACGGCGTTATGTCCGCGATCCAGATGCGTGGAAAGCTTCGCGGCTTGAAAGACACGACCGGCCAGCCCATCTTCAAGTCCGATATGCAGGGCGCGACCCGCTATGGCCTTGACGGCATGGATATGTACTTCCCGATGAACGGTGCATTTGACCCGTCTCAGGCGCAGATGATCGTCGGCGACTGGTCGCAGTTGGTCTATGCAATCCGGCAGGACATGACGTTCAAGATCTTCACCGAGGGCGTCATTCAGGATCCGACCACGAAGGCCATCACGTATAACCTCATGCAGAACGACATGGTTGCGCTGCGTGCGGTCATGCGGCTTGGCTGGGAAATCGCGAACCCGGTAAACGCTTATAACGTTGACATTGTCAACCCGTTCCCGTTCTCGGTCTACGGCAAGGCTGGAACGGTCTCCACTGTGACTGTCTCCCCGGCAACCGCGACCGTGACGAAGGGCGCAAGCAAAGCATTTTCCGCCTCCGTTGCGGGTGAAGGCATTGTAAGTGGCGACGTCGAGTGGAGCCAGAGCGGCGCAAAGTCGTCTATCACGGAAGGCGGCGTGCTGACGGTCGCGTCCAATGAGACGTCCACGAGCATTACCGTCACTGCAAAGTCGAAGCAGGACAGCACCAAGACCGGCACGGCTACCGTCACGGTCGGTTCGTAAAAAATGAAAGGAGCTGGTACGAATGATTTATGCCGACTATGAATTTTACTCCGGCTGCTACTACGGCAGCATCAATGAGGAGGATTTCCAGCGTCTGGCCGTCCGCGCCAGCTCCTTCCTCGATTATTACACGCAGAACCGAGTAAAAGACTACGCGGATCTCGAAGCCGTTAAAATGTGCTGCTGCGCTCTGGTCGATCAGTATATGCTGATCGACACGGCGCAGGAGCTTGCCAGAAAGAATGTGTCCGCCGGGCTTGCATCTGACGAAGGAGAATTGCAGAGCGAGACTGTAGGTGGCTATTCCCGGACGCTTCGCAGCGGCGGCGATTCTTCCGTAGCTGCATTGAAAGCGGCTTCCGAGGCGAAGAACGCCCTTGCAAGCGTAGCGCGTGAATACCTAGCCCATACCGGGCTGCTTTACAGAGGCAGGTGTTTTGCATGTACGCCCCCCACACTGTAACCATCTACAACGTCACGCAGGAGCAAGACCAGGATTTCAAGGACACGCAGAAGCGCTATATCACAGTGATTCGTGGCGTAATGCTCCAAGCGTCGAAAGCCGCTAACGTCCGCGCGAGCGGGCTTGAAGGAGCAGATGCGGTGAATCTGTACATTCCGTTCTCTGCGGTTGCTGTAGACGGCGTGACAGGCGCGGAGAAGCGCTACGTCGGGCCGCAGGAGTTCTGGCGTGCAACTGATAAAAGCGGAATCTGGACGCTCTCCACGGACGGCAACGGCGGAACGACATTCTTTATCAAGGGTGAAGTCGTGGAGCCGGACAAGACCGAGCAGGCGCTTGAAATGCTCTATGACGACGTTTACAAGGTCACAAAGGTCGATATGAAGGACTTCGGAAGCCAGGACATGAGACACTTCGAAGTCGGAGGGGCCTAATATGCTGAAATTCAGCGTAAAGGCAGACGGCTTTGATGAATTGCATGAGGCAATCGCGCAGGCGTGCACCAAAGCGGAGCATATTGTCGCGCTTCAGGCAAGAAAGGACACAGCCCCGTATGTGCCATTCTTGACCGGTTCCCTCGACCGCAGAACACAGGTGGAAGGGAATGCGATCATCTATCCCGGCCCATACGCAAGGTTCCTGTACTACGGGAAAGTCATGGTAGACCCGGAGACCGGAAGCACCTACGCGCCGAAAGGCGGGACAAAGGTACTGACCGACAAAAATCTTGTGTTCAACACGTCAGGACACAATCAGGCACAATCGCATTGGTTCGAGGCGTCAAAGGCTGAAAATCTTGATAAATGGCTTCGTGTAGCGGACAAGGCGGTGAAGAATGGACGCTGAAAAGCAAAAAAGGCTGGTATCTGCGGAGGAAGAACAGGATATCTCCCGAAAGATGATGATCTGGGCAAATTCCTTCTCGGACGACGACATACCGGCCGCAACGATTAATTATGAATTCCTCGCCGCCGACTCGGCGAGTATGGCCCTGTCCACCATTCAGGGCGCGTACATCACACGAAAATTCATCCTCGGAGGGCACGAGGCGGAATATCAATTCAAGATCATCGCCCGCATCAAGCCCGGAAACAGCAACGACAAGCGCCTGAAATGCGACGCCATGCTGAACCGCTTCGGGGATTGGGCCATGCAGAACCCGCCGGATTTGGGCGACGGGATGCGCGTCCGGCGCATGGAAGCTGTCAGCCGCTCGGCCCTGTTCGCCCGGTATGAGGACGGCACAGAGGATCATCAAATTCTAATGAAACTGACATATGAGGTGATTTAACTATGGCAGAAGTTACTTTTAATACCACGGCCGGTCAGACCATCGACCGGGAGCTGCTGATTGCATATCTGAACACCGGCGAGTCCTCAACGCCCGCCTGGGCGCCGTTCGGCACTCGCGTCACAGACTCCAGCATGGAGTATGACTGGCAGGAGGATTCCAGCAAGGATATCCTTGGAACGACCAGAACCACCATGAAGAAACCGATTATCACGCAGAGCTTTGACCCGTGCGACCTTGACGCGGGCGATGCGGCGTTGAAGAAGATCTGGGATCTGGCGGTCAAGCAGCAGAACGCAGCTGCGCTGGCGAATCAGGACGTGCTGATCGTCCATCATTATGCAGGAACGGCCAAGACGGCAGTCTTCGCGGAGCGCTACGACGCGTCTATGGTCAAGCCGTCCAGCCTCGGCGGCGAGGGCGGCGGCTCGGTAGGTATGCCCATCGACGTGACGCTCGGCGGCAAACGCACGACCGGCACGGCGGCGGTTGGCGCCAACGGGGCTATTACCTTCACGCCAGACGCAGCGTAAGGAGGAATCGCAATGCCTGAAATCAAATTTGAAACCGGTATCGTATCGTTCAAGCTGAACGACGCGGCGGAAGTCTCCTTCAACCCGACCGACAGCGCATTTGTCGAACAGATCTTCAACACCTTTGACGAGCTGGACAGGAAGCAGGAGGCGTATAGGGCCGAGATCGACCGCTGCGCGGACAAGAAAGAGATCTTCGTAATCGCCCGCCGCCGCGACGCGGAAATGCGGGATATGATCGACGGCCTGTTTGCCAAGCCTGTCTGCACGGCCCTGTTTGGAACCATGAACGTCTACGCGCTGGCAGACGGCCTGCCAGTATGGTGCAACCTCATGCTGGCCGTGATCGATCAGATCGACACAAGCTTCGCGGCAGAGCAGAAGAAGACCAACCCGAGGATTGCGAAATACACAGCAAAATGGAAAAAGTGATCTGGGCGCTGCCGACCACGGCCGACGTGAATGGCACAACGTATCCGATCCAATCTGATTACCGCGCAATCCTCGATATCCTCATCGCCCTGACAGACAGGGAACTTGGCGAGCGGGATAAGGCGGAAGCGGCGCTGACCATCTTCTATCCCGGTTTCGACGAAATGCCCGTCAGCGACTATCAGGAAGCCCTGAACCAGTGCTTCCGCTTCATCGACCACGGGCAGGAGAATCGAGAGAAGAGAAAGCAGCCAGAGATCATGTCATGGGCGCAGGACTTTGATCTCTATATTGCGCCTATCAACCGAATCGCGGGCTGCGAGGTCAGGGCGCTGGAATACCTGCATTGGTATTCGTTTCTATCGTACTATCAAGAAATCGGAGATTGCCTGTATGCACAGGTGGTTTCTATCCGCGATAAAAAGGCCAGAGGGAAGAGCCTCGACAAACAGGAGAGGGATTTCTACCGGCGCAACCGGGATATCGTCGATCTGAAGACAACATACTCGGAGGCCGAAGCCGACCTGCTTGCCGTATGGGGAGTCGGGACAAAAAACAGCCGCCCCGGTTAAGGGGCGGCAGCAGGAAAAACTTATTTTTTATACTCGAAAACGATTTCGCTACCCCAGAAGCTTGGAGAGAATCGAATCTCGATCTCACTCCAATCCTGCGGCGCTTCATATCCGACGACACCTTTCATTTTCTTCCCGGCGGCAATCGTGCCGTCAAGCTGCGGCTCGTCGGAACTCATCATGGCGGTGAGGCTGAGGCTGGTTGTATAGCCATCAATGTAGCTTTCGAATGAAAGCATGGTGCTGGACGCAATATCGCGGGATGAATTGTTTTCGATCTCGAATTCGCACAGAACAAAGACCTTTCCATCATCCGGCGAGACGTAATTTTGGCCGGAATTCTCGGTAACACTGAGCAACGTGACCGCCACGCCGTCTAGAACGACCTGATCCCCAACGCCAAATGTTTCAGGCCCGGAATCGGATTGCTGCGGCGGCTGCTGCGAAGAAGAAACTGAGGTTCCGACCTTTTCCGGCTTGGAGGACGATCCGCAGGAAGCAAAGGCCGCGCCAATAAAGACGAAAAGACAGAGGAATACGATTAAAGCCGTCAGGCAGCCGCTGGGGCGTTTCGCCTGCTTTTTGGTTTTTAGCCCGCCAACAACGTCAACGCGGTTCGAGGCGTTAATCTTGATGGCAAAAAACGCATTCTGTTGCCCTTCGGCAATGGTAAAGGATATGGTTTTATCCAGACGGCGATACCGGTAAAAAGAAAGTTCGTGCTGGCCCGGAGCGGCCACGGCTTGAAGTTCTTCACCGTTTTTCAGCGTGCCGACATCACAGCCATCCAATGCAACGCCGACGGGCAGGCCAGAACCGTAAAAAGAATTGTCCCGGCTGATTTGGATAATGCAATCACTCATATTTCTTCCCTCCTTACTTGGAAGATAACACAAATAATAACAAAAATCAACCGAAAAGGTGGTGAAAATATGGCGGATGGAAAAATTGTGATCGCCGTCGACGCGGACGCGAAAAAGGCACAGAAGGAGCTTGATACGCTGTCTGCGAAAATCGACAAGATGGAAGCCAAGCTAAACGAGGATACCGGAACGCAGAGCGGGCTTAAAAAGGAGCTGGACGCTGCGCTTCAGTCCGCAAAGCAGACGGAAGACGCGCTGAAATCGCTCCGCTCGGAGGCTGACCGCCTAAAGGGCATCACGTCCGGAAACACTTCGGCTAATCCAGCTGAGTACATAGACGCTTATTCTCGACAGGCGGAGGTTGCTGCGCAGATCAAAGAGCAGGAACAGCTGCTGGTGCAGCAAAACAAAACGGCGGAAAAGCTCGGGAGTCAATATGCAAAGATCACCGACAAGGTGATAACCCAGACCGATGCGCTTGACGCTGCAAAGACCAAAGCCGGTGAGCTGGTGCAGCAGATCACGAACGCCAGCGGAGCCTCGGCTAAAATGGCGGAGGTATCGGCGAGCGTCGAAAAGAGCATGAACAAATTCGGAAGAAGATTAAGCGGGGTACTAAGGAGCGCGCTGATCTTTACCGTCCTGTCCCGCGGCCTTTCGCAGCTGCGTAGCTGGCTCGGCGAGACAATCATGCAGAACGAAGCCGCCCGCGCATCTATTGCGCGACTGAAGGCCGCCCTTTTGACACTTGCGCAGCCGATCCTAGAAGTTGTGATCCCGGTTTTTGTGAAGCTGGTCAACATTCTGGCACAAGTCGTGACGGCAATCGCGAAGTTTTTCGGTATGCTATCCGGAAAGAGCTGGGGCGCGCAGGTTTCAGCAGCAAAGGGCCTGAATGCCGAAAAAGAAGCCCTTGAAGGGGTGGGCGCTGCCGCAGAAGACGCAAGCAAAAGCATGGCGGGCTTTGATGAAATCAACCAGATCACCAGTAATCAGGCGTCCGGCGGCGGCGGGACGAGCGGAGCAGGCGCTTCGAGCGGGATCACGCCGGATTTCTCCAATCTGGATCTTGCCGAAGACAAACTGAACGGCATTCTTGGCATTGTCGGGGCAATCGCCGCAGGGCTCCTTGCGTGGAAGATCGCCAGTATGTTTACCGACGACCTCGGCAAGATCGGCGGAATCGCGCTCGCTGCGGCTGGCGCGTTCGCGCTCGTCTATTTCTGGCTGGACGCATGGAACAACGGAATCGACATGACAAACTTCCTCGGTATGCTCGGCGGTCTTGCGGCGCTTGCGGGTGGACTCGCCCTTGCGTTTGGGCCGACCGCTGCGGCAATCGCTCTCGTGGTAGGCGGCCTTGCGATGTTAGTCGTCGGGATCAAAGATGTGATCGAAAACGGCTTTACGCTGGAAAACACACTGACCATCATCACTGGACTGCTTGCCGCCGGCATAGGGATCAGCATCCTGACGGGCAGCTGGATTCCGCTGCTGATCGCCGCAATTGCATCGATCCTTGTTGCACTTGTCTCCTTTACAGGGCACGGTGAGGAGCTGATCAACGGACTGAAAGATGTTGTGTCCGGATTCGGAAAGTTTTTCAAGGGCATCTTTACCGGCGACATGAAACTTGCGTTAGAGGGTGCAAAGCAGATATGGAGCGGGCTGAAGAAGACGTGGAACGCCGTCGTAAATTCCATCAGGGACGCATGGAGCGCGTTTGTCGATTGGTTAAAGCAAAAGAACCCGGCACTTGCTGCGATTTTTGAAACGATTGGAAAGCTGTTCTCCGACCAGTACAACGCATGGAAAAAGATCCTCAGCGGCCTTATTACCTTCCTGACCGGCGTATTCACCGGAGACTGGAAGAAAGCATGGAACGGTGTCCTAGATATTCTGAAAGGCGTTTGGAATCTCATTGTCGGTGCGATCGAAGGCGCGATTAACTTCGTTATAGATGGTATCAACTTTCTTATTTCCAAGCTTAACACGATTCAGATCAACGTTCCGGACTGGGTTCCGAAGATTGGCGGCATGACGTACGGCATAAACATTCCACCTGTTACGCGAGTATCTCTCCCCCGCCTCGCGTCTGGCGCGGTCATCCCGCCGAACCGGGAGTTTATGGCTGTGCTGGGAGACCAGAAAAGCGGAACGAATATCGAAACGCCGCTTGCCACAATGGTGCAGGCGTTCAAGCAGGCCATGAACGAAACGGGCGGCATGGGCGGCAGACAGATCACGGTTGTTATGCAGCTCGACCACAGAGAACTTGGACGCGCGGTGTATAACCTTAACAACGAGGAAACACAGCGCGTCGGAGTGAAGCTTGCGGGGGTGAAGGCATGACAAGCATTTTGAGCCTTGACGGCAAGGAGTATCCGAATCTGCATGTTGTGAGCCTAAAGCGTTCGTTTTCCGTCCTCGACGGCGATAACGCGGGCCGCGTGATGACCGGCGCGATGACGCGCGACATTATCGGTACATTTTACAATTACAGTTTGGAGATCGATCCTGTTTCGTCTGATCTTGCAGAATATGATGCGTTTTACGAGAACATTTCCGCGCCGGTCGATAGCCACGTTCTGACTGTCCCGTATGCGCAATCTGTTTTGACGTTTGATGCCTATGTGGCAAACGGAGAAGATGAACTTGTATCAAGATACGGCGATAGGAGCGAATGGCAGAACTTATCGATTAACTTTGTTGCAATGAAACCGAAGAGGGTTCCGGTATGAGCGTTCGAGTGATTTATGAGGACGTTGCGGTAGGCGCGGCGGAGGCGGCCAGCGTGGCGAGCACCGCTGCGAAGCCCTTCTCCGACCTTCCGGAACTGCCGTATGGCACAGAGCCGGTGATCGTCGCAACAAACGAGCTGAACCAGTGGGTGCTGGACGGCTCCCGCCCGATCCTCACGACCGAGCGGGCAGCGTTCTGGTCTTCGGCTCCGAGCAAAGCGGACTGCACCTTTGACGCGAACCCGACGCTGACTATCACGCTGGACGGCACGTTCGCAAGCTCCGGAATTTACCTCTATTTTGACGGTGGCACCGGCGACTATTGCAGCGCCCTGACCATGACGTGGTACAACGGCGAGACAATCGTCGCGTCGCAGGACTTCACGCCGACCGGCCAAAAGTATTTCTGCGCCAAGCCCGTCACCGGCTACAACAAGCTCGTGATTGAGCTGAAAAAGACGAGCCTGCCGCACCGCTATGCGAAGCTCCGACAGATATTCTTCGGCATCGTCCGGGAATTCGAGCGGGAAGACCTGCGCAGCGTCAACGTCACAGAGGGCGTCAGCGTGATTTCTGACGACGTGGAGATCAACACACTGGATTTCACGCTCGACAACTCGGATGATATCGACTTCATTTTTCAGGAGAAGCAGCCCGTCAGCGCCTACGACGGCGCAAAGCTGATCGGCGTCTTTTACATCAAGAGCTCGTCCCGGTCGAGCGAACGGCTCTATGATGTATCCTGCCAGGACGCGCTTGGCATTCTGGACGACGAGCCCTTCGCGGCGGCGGTCTACAGCAGCAAAAACGCGAAGGAGCTGATAACCTCGATTCTCGGCGCGCACTTCACGCTGGACTTCGACCCTGCACTGGAAGACGAGACCGTAACCGGCTATATCCCGGATTGCACGAAACGAGAAGCGCTGCAACAGATCGTCTTCGCCCTGCGCGCGACCATCGACACGAGCGCGTCGCGCGGTGTCCGCGTCAGGAGACTTACGACAGCCTCACCAGCCGGGATCCCGCTTGACCGGATATACACGGGCGGCAGCGTGGAAACGGCGGCAGTGGTCACGGAGATCCGCGTGATGGCACACAGCTATTCGACGTCCGGAAGCGGAGAGAGCGTGGAGGTCGGAGGTACGACCTACTATCACACGACGTCGGTCACGTCCAAGGCCAATCCGAACGCCACCACACAGACCAAGCCGAACGTCATCGAGGTACGAGACGCTACGCTGGTCAACAGCGACAACGTTGCCGCCGTCGCGCAGCACGTCTTTGACTACTATATGCGCCGTCAGACGCACAGTGTCAAAATTGTCATGGACAAGGAAGCCCCGGGCGATTATGTGCAGACCACAACGCCGTGGGGCACGAAGATCACCGGAACGATCACCAGTATGGACATTCGCCTCAGCGGAATCGCGGCGGCAGAATGCAAGATTATCGGCACATAGAACGGAGGTGCGGCATTTGGTACAGGGAGATTCGTATAACCTTAGTGTTACCATCAAGAATAAAGGGCAGCCTCTGGACGTTGCAAGCGTTGAAAAGGTGGAAATTTCTCTGCTTTATCTGCAAAAGAGCTATCCGGGAGAGATCGGATACGAGGACGGAAAGTTTCTGTTTCCCCTCACCCAGCAGGAGACCTTTCGGCTCCCGAAGCTCTGCCAGATGCAGGTGCGCGTGAAATTCAAGAGCGGTGACGTGATTGGCTCGGAGATCAAGCAGATCGACGTTGCGCACGCGCTTTCAAAGGCGGTGTTGTGATGGGCGGCATTGAATTTGAACTCAAGAACCGCGATCCGATCGACGTTTCCTTTAACGTTTCCGTGCGTGCTGGCGGCGGCTCCGGCGGCGGCTACAACATCGGCCCCGGCCTGAAGCTGGACGCCGAAACGAACACCCTGTCCGTCGATACGGCGGACGCAGTCGAAAAGGACAACACCAAGCCCGTAACGTCCGCCGCCGTGTATACGGAGGTCGGCAACATCAACGCGCTGCTTGCGACGATTTAAGGAGAGGATTTTATGAGCACACAAACCGAAATTACCAGACTACAGACTGCGCGGAACAAGCTGCGCACATGGCTCGTCGGCCTCGGCCTTGCCGCGAGCACGGACAAGCTCGACGCGCTGGCCGACAAGGCATCGGCCATCAAAAATCAGGGCGCGGTTGACGCCAACGTCAAGGAGGGCGAGTCCTACACCATCCCCGCGGGCTATCACAACGGCTCCGGCACGGTCAAGGGCGTCTCCGGCGGCGGCAACTACAACCTGCAGGCCAAATCCGTCACGCCGACGAAGGAGCAGCAGTCCGTCACACCAGATCAGGGCTATTACGGCCTGTCCGGCGTGACCGTCGGCGCGATTCCGGAAAACTATCAGGACGTCTCCGCCACGACCGCCGCGCCTGCCGACGTGCTGGCGAATAAAGTCTTTATCGATGCCGACGGCGTAACGCAGGCCGGCACCATGCCGGACAACGGCGCAGTGGAGAAAGTGCTGGACGCCACGACCGGCAATCAGGAGTACACTGTTCCCGCCGGTAAGCACTCCGGAACGGGCAAGGTAGCCATCGCGCTGGAAACCAAGTCCGCCACGCCTGCCGAGGCCGCGCAGGACATCACGCCCACGAAGGGCAAGGTTCTCGGCAAGGTAACCGTCGGCGCGATCCCGGCCAAATACAAGGACGTTTCCGGCGTCACGGCCGCAGCCGCTGACGTGCTGGACGGAAAGTTCATCGTGCTGGCCAATGGCAGCAAGGTAGAGGGCACCATGGCCAACAACGGCGCGATTGCAAAGACCATCGACGGCCTCACGCAGACCAGCGTAGCCATTCCCGCAGGCTATACCTCCGGCGGCACAGTCGGCCTGACAGACGACATCGAAAACGCCCTCGCCGCGATTTAAAGGAGGAACAGACATGAGCGTACAGACAGAGATTGACCGCATTATCACGGCAGTCGGCGCGGCGTATGACGCAGTGGAGGCCAAAGGAGGCACAGCCCCTGCGGCACAGACCATCGAAGGGCTTGCCGCAGTAATCGGTACGATTCAGACCGGAATCGCTCTGCAGCTGATCGTAACAGTATCTGCCGGTGCGACGATCACGGCGACGAACGGCTCAAAAACGATCAGAGGAACATCTGACAGCACCGGAGTCTGTACACTTATCGTTCCGGAGATCGGCACATGGAGCGTATCCGCGACGCTGGACGGGAAAACATCTGACACAAAAGCCGTAACTATCACGGACAGTTACGCGGTGTCGCTTAATTTTGTATATCCGACACTGAATAAAAATACTTGGGAAACAATAAAAGATATATCCGACGCGGGACAGGGCGCGAACTATTGGAGCGTCGGTGACCGAAAGGCTGTAACGCTAAACGGCACGGTTGGACATCTTACACTATCTAATTACACAACATATGCGTTCATTATTGGATTTAACCATAACGCGAGCCTAGAAGGGGAAAACCGTATCCATTTCCAACTTGCAAAGACCGCGCTCTCCGGCGGTACGGACGTGTGTTTCTGCGACAGTTACTATACCTCGCCCGTTTCGACAACCGGCTATTTCTCTATGAACCGTAGTGCAACGAACTCCGGCGGATGGGCGAGCTCGCAAATGCGTACAAATATTTGCGGGACAAGCCTCTCGAGCTATTCCGGAACGATTATCGCAGTCATTCCGGCGGCGCTCCGTGCAGTCCTAAAGTTCGTTACCAAGTACACGGACAATACGGGAAATAATAGCACATCCGCGAGTGCGGTCACGGCGACAAAGGATTACTTTTTCCTCCTCTCGGAGTTTGAGGTTTTCGGGAGCATTTCGAGAGCAAACTCGAACGAGGCGAGTAAGCAAGCGCAGTACGCCTATTATTCCGCTGGAAACAGCAAGGTAAAGTACAAGCACAACGGAACGAGCACCGCCGCTCGTTGGTGGCTCCGTTCTCCGCTTGCGAGCAACTCCGACGGTTTCGAGGATGTGAACGCCAACGGGACAGTCGAAGACCGCACCGCGCGCGCTTCCTTCGGCTTCGCGCCCGGCTTTTGCGTATGAGGGAAAAGCGCATGGAGTATATCGTGTATAAGCGTTTCCGCGGGAATGGCATCGATGGAGAATTTAATCTCCGATATGGAACTGCGGTATCGGAGATTGAAGGGTTCCTGTTTGCAGCAGATGGCAGGCGGATATGCGCTGCGACATCCGAAAACGGATGGGAGCATTTTAGGCAGAATACACCAGAGGGCGCGATGCGGCAGGAAATGCTTGAACGCCTTTATCGCTGGTATGAAAAAAACGGCTGCGGCGAAGACTTTACGGATGAAAAATGGCCGGGGCAGGAAAACGGCTACTGGAAAAATCGGTTGAGAACCGCAAGTACAGAGCGATTGGAGAAAATCTATCAAGAGAAATTTGGAGGGACGCCATGTATGCAGTAAAACAGGACGGCGCGTTTGCCGGGTATGCAGACAGTATTGTGCCCATTCGACTACACGGCAACGGTTGTTATGTCCCGTGCAAGGAAGATCAAGCAGAAGGATTTTGCGCTAAGATGGCTGTGATTATTACAGATAGAGAAGGAACTGAACATCAGGTGCTTTCTGACATGGTGTTTCATCTCACAGACCATACGCTGAAAGGTACTGAGCCAGAAGGCAGCTATGAGGAAATGGGCGCGGCACTGCCACTCACAGATGCAGAAACAGCGGCGAAAATTTTACTTGGGGAGACAGATTGATGAGTTACACAGAAAGAGCCAGAGCATTGAGACCCTATATTGAAAAAGCGTCTATTAGCTTACCCGATGAGGATGCACTGCAAGCAGTAGAGTTATTCCCACAGTGGGTGACAGGCCATTCTTACGCGGTCGATGATCGGCTGCAATACAATGGCGTATTATATCGCGTGGTGCAGGCGCATACCTCACAGGCAGACTGGACACCGGATATTACACCGGCACTGTTTGTGATCGTTTCACTAGATGAATGGCCGGAATTTGTGCAACCTACGGGTGCGCATGATGCCTACAATAAGGGTGACAAGGTGACGTTTGAAGGCAAGCATTACATCAGCTTGATTGACGGGAATGTATTTTCACCAGCGGAATATCCGGCTGGTTGGCAGGAACAGGCGTAAATTTGAGAATATGGGAGGAAACATGGAGCCTCATTATTGCAAATACGCCTACCGCAAAAACGGAGACGTGAGCTTGCATTGCCGGTATCTGACGGAAAAAGGGGCGAGGCAGGGAAAAAGGCCAACTGGACAGACGCGGCCTTCGTGCCGATCTGATAAACACAGAAGGGAGACACCATGGACACCAAGACTATCATCGTTACCCTCGTCACCGACCGGACGCAGGCGGATGTGGAGCGAGTGCGGGAGCTTGCCGCGAAGGGCTTTTCTGCCATGACTTCCGACGAGCAGGCGGAATGGCTTGCGGGGATGAAGGGCGCATACAACGCTTCCGATCTGAACCGCGTGGGAACCGCCCTGAACTATCTGGCGGCGCGTCTTGCGCCTGTCTGCGGCATGAGTATCGCATGGTCAGCAAAAACAGATTGGGCCGCAACGGACATTATAACAGCCTCACAGGCCGAGGCATACCGCAAGCAGGTGCAGTCCATCCGGGACGCACTGGCATACCCCGAAGGAACACCGGACGCGCCCGGCCTCGACCGCCTGACCTACACCGGCGCAAACGATATCGAGCGCATTCTTGCGCTCTGCGAGGAACTGATCGACAACATCACAAAGGCGTTCCGCTACACCGGCGCTGCGGAATGCGCGACAGGAGGCTTGATATGAAAGATCGTCAACCTACTAAAGTTCTTACAAACGGTGCTATTCGATATGGCATCTACAATTCCGACGGTAGCCTTGATCACTACGAGTACATGAAACGTATGGACGAGCCAACAGTTGAGGGTACGCCTCTCAATAAAGCAAATCTTCTGTCCGATGCCACTGCCGCCAAGCTCTGGCCGAACGCAACCACGAGGCCGGAGGACCCGACAGTCAACGACGCGCTCGGCAAGCTTTCGGAGGGCACGGCCAAAGTCGGCGACATCGCTATCACGTCCCGCACAGACCTGTCCGACGCATGGCTGCCGTGCGACGGTAGGTACATTTCCGGCGCACAGTACCCGGAACTGTTCAATATATTGAGATCCAGCAAGACCGATGCTGCGTGGGATGTTTCCACGTTGATGAACGCAAATCTCTACAATCCAAGCATTTCATATGCAAATGGGTATTGGTTTATTACGAGCGCGAATAGCGATAGCCCTGATTATCTGGACGGAAAAATCTACTATTCTTCAGACCTTGTTTCTTGGAATGATATTTCTATACCTAAAAATCCATTGAAGGGAAAAAAATATACAGGCTACACCATAATCAGCAGCAGTATAATAAGGCAGACTACGGTTCAATACTTAAACGGGGAATATGTGCTTGTCTTTTATATGAGTTTTGTTACAGATCCCGGCGGAGCAAATAGTTATCAGTTGTACGTTTGTGCGCACACTGATACGCTTAATCCTGTTAGCTGGAAATTCACTGTACTATCTACTACGGCAGACTTTTTACCGGAGAGTTATCCCCCTCCCGTGTGGCTGTTTTATGACGGATCAAAGTATATTGCATCGATCGAGTATCAGGACGCTAAGGACTACGAATGTCTATACCGCGCTGATCTCGTCGAAGAACCAGAAGAAATTATTTTAAACGGATGGGCATTTTCAAAATACAGTGCCAACAACTTGCCGAAAAAATATAATGCGGAAACGGGGTATTTTTATAGAATATATGATTACTACGAAAATTCTACGCGCAGGCAACAGCTTCAGCGAACGCAGTATCCTCTCGACCAAAGCTCGTGGACGACTGTTTTCAGCCATACGTCTTTCGACGTTTTGGAATATGCCGTAGACGGAAACACCATTTCAATCATAACGGCCTCATCGGATAGCAAATACGCCTATTTCAAATCCGAAAATAATGGTGCAACGTTTACGCAGGTTATTGCAAACTCCACGATATCTGGCTTAACAGCGTCAAGGTACGAATTTCCCGCTGGTATGATTCTTGCGGACGGCATATCCGTGTGTGTTGCTGCATCATCTAGCGCAGACACCACCCAAAAATTAGTACTTGCGGATGATGACGCTTCTGGCTTCGTGTGTATAACAATGCCGCACGCGCTCAACCGGTTCATAAACACATATCAGCCCGCGGCAGCGTGCGGGAGCTTGGCGGCGGTCGTAACTTCCGCCGCAGGAAATGGGTACATAATGTATCATGATTTCGCGTATGGAGATAAGAAAATCCCAACAGTTACACCGGGGCTTCGCAGTCATGCCTACATCAAGGCATTGGAGGAATAGCCATGCGGGAGAGAATCGGCACAAACGATCTCGCAAACGGGGCCGTCCGGTACGGGGTGTATGACGCGGCGGGAAGCCTTCTGCGGTATGAATGGCTTCGCCCGGAGGACGAGCCGCTGGAAGCCGGGACGCCGCTCACGGCCGGGAACCTGCTGACGGCACAGAGCGCTGCAAAGATCTGGCGAGCAGGCGACGCACCGGCGAACCCGATGGTAAATGAGGCATTCGGGAAGCTGTCGGAGCCGAATTATCACGTCGGCGATATCCTCACGACCGTCCGCGTCCTATCCGCCCCGTGGCACGCCTGCGACGGATCGACGTTCTCGCAGACGGCCTACCCGGCTCTCTACGCCGTCCTCGGCGGCACGACGCTGCCGACGATCAGCTATTCCAGCGATACCACCACCTACATCAAAATGGCGGACGATTAGCCAAAAAACAAAGAAAGGTACATAAAACATGGATGCTGGAACCATCACGATCATTTGCGCCGTGCTCGGCTCGTCCGCGCTGACGGCGGTAGTAAACGCCGTCGTCGGCGCAATACAGAAAAAGCGCGGCAAGGCCACAACGCAGGAGGCGCACCTAGCCGAGATTGACAAAAAGCTCGGGAAAATGCAGGAGCATCAGGACGAGCAGTATCTGGCGATCCTCAGACTGACCATCATGTCGGAGGAAATGCCAATGGCCGAGCGCCTGATCGCCGGGCAGAAATACGTCAAGCTGGGCGGGAACGGCGACGTGAAAAAGTTCCTGCACCAGCTGGAGGCGCAATGCGGACATAGCAATGGAATTCAGTAAAAAGTGGCTGATTTGCAGCGCGCTCGTCAGCCTCGCACTCATCATCGCCTGCGCGGCAGGCGCAGACCTGACGGAGATCACGCTTGCGGTGCTGGCTGAAACGACGGCTTCCAGCGGCTTTTACCTCTGGAAAGCCAAAAATGAGAACCGCGCGAAGTACGCGCAGAAGTACATGGATAAATGGGCTGAAAAATACGGCCCGGAAGCGGCAGCACGCATCGCAGAGATCGTGCTGAAGGACTGAAAGGAGCATACATATGGA